GTTCTCAAAAATGTGTAGACTAACTTTTTCTATATCTGCCCGTGAAGCTTGGCGGATTTGTTGAATTGCTTGCGCATGCTCAACTTCAGTCCATACACCGTTGACTAACATCCATTCTTTACCTTCCATAATACCTTGTACAAAAGCACCAGGAGCGGAAGGGTCTGCTACAATATCTGCCGCTGTGGCTAGATAAAAATCGTTCTGAACAACATTAACTCCGTTAACGTTTTTCAATGAACCCATACCTCTTGATGAAACTCCTAACTGAGCACCGCCCTCAATAAGATTTCTGGCAATTTGGCCCATAGGAGTATCAAGAATTTTTGCTTTACCAATCCATTGTGTGCCATCTTCTCTGAGTCCAACAATCATGTGTGACACACGGTCTAGATTAATAGTAGGTGTATCAGGATGTCCTAATTCACCAAATGCACGGTTTTTATTAATATATTCTTCCGTGTAACGATGAACTTCTTTTTTCATCGTATTGTATTCGTATAAGCGACCGTTTTTGTTTTTCTTTTCGGAAACAAGGAAAGGACCTTCAATAAAAAGTTCTTTCTTACCGTCTGTACCTTCAGTAACGTAATTTATCGTTTCGTTAATTTCTTTAATGAGCTTCATATACCCATTGCTCCTCTTTTTCGTAAAGACATTCTTCTCTTTCGTAATGCTATTTTTAATTTAGCTCTACGTTTAAATTTTGACCTTCTTACGGCCAATTGCCTATGTCTTTTTTCCGCTGGTGACATACGAACCAATTTTCCGCCTCTAACGGTATAACCTTTAATTGCCGATTTTTTAATTCGGCGTTGTATCTTACCTTGGCGCACCCGAACACGAATTACTTTTGTTCTGCCCATTTTTGTAATACTAGAACGTCTTACCGTCCCAAAACTTTCCACTAACTCCACTTCAGTACCAATATCTTCAAACAATTCCATTGCAACACGCATTTTAAGTTGGTTTAGTTTTTCGTCAACCAAACTTTTAATCCTCTCACCTAAGATACTTTTTGCACTTACCGCATCTTTAGATAACAGCTTAGCAACAAAATCTTTCATTATGGAGTTAACTTGTAACTGCCAAAGTTGAATGCTGATGGATCGTTGAATTGACCACGTTGGTAGTATGCATTATCTTTACGCAAAGAAATAATTAATGTATATGCAGAGTTTGCAACCACACCTTGTGTTGCAATACCAAGATCACCGTTGCCTACGTTGGCCGAAATTCCAAGTCCTGAGTTGTTTATAATCGATGGTAACTGTTCACCTAAACCAAACTCACCTTGAGAGTTTAAGTGAAAAATTGTTGCAGAATTGGCATATTGTGCAGCATATGTAGAACCCGCTCCATTCCAATAAAGTTCTACCGAACCAATAGGAGTTGTTGATGGCATATTAACATAATATTTTAAACCGGTTAATTGCAAATTATAATAAGGCAGTGCAGTATTGCTTACACTTAAACCTGTGCGTAATGGAACATTGTTGGCATCCAATGCGCCAAATAATGAGTTGGCGGCAATACGAGAACCATTTTGTTCATTACCGGTAGTACCGTCAAAAGTACCGGTTATCTTAATAACCGAATCTGTAACCGTATCTCTTAATACTTGGTAAGTAAATTTATTTGCCATTTTTTATCCTAATTTGAGTAACTTTTAGCAAAATCAACTAATTTGTTAAATTGCTCTTTATTCTTTACCATTTCTAAAACCATTTCTTTATTTTTGGCATTTAGAACTTTATACATGGATAAAACTGATTCTGCTACAGTAACAGCAACAGAAACTTTTTTACCGTCTTCCAATAAAATATAATCGGTTTTATTATTTTCAACAATCTGTGTTAGTTGACCAAAAATATTGGTTTCCTCACCAACAGAAGTCCATTGCATAGAAGTATATGGTACCGTAACATATTTATCTATTTTATCCACATAATATAATGCCACTCTTTTATTGTTAGGAAATGTTCTAACTGACTTCCTGCGCATAATCAAAACCGCTGGAGGATCCATTGGATGGTGATGATTTTGTTTTTCTTCATCTTCTTCTAAAAACAATTCGTCCACAACATCAACAGCTTTCAAAACCATAGGTTCTGTTGTAAATACTTCTTCTGTCAAAGCAGTATCTTTTTGTTCATTGGAAATTAAATAATTTTTAAGCGTTTTCAACTGGTGATTCCTGTGGTGTTTCTGTGCCTAAATCAAAAGTTTGTTCTCCTGGTGTTGCAACCAAAGTTGAAGCAATTTCTTGTTTTTTTGCTTCAATATGGTCTGAAACTTTATCGTGTATAGAGGAATACAAAGCTTCTCTAAATTTTACACCATCATCGTCCATAGCATAATCAATAATATTACGGGTTGAATAATCTGACATCATAATCTCCAAATATAAAAGTGGTTAATTTATTTATTCTTCTTCATCTTCTTCATCAGAAGAACCTTCAGGTTGTTTAGGCACATTAGACATCATCATTTGTTGTGCCACATCATTACTTACTCCAACCGGAACTCCAAGTCCTGATTCTTTTTCTTCATCAATTTCACTTTGCATTTCTTTAATTTCATCATCAGTTAAACGCAATACATTACGTTGAATCCAAGATTGTGAAAAATAACGACCTGTGTATGGGTCTACATTTGCCAATAATGACAAACGTTCTTTCATTAATTCTGCATCTTTGAGTTCTGTAAAATTATTATCTTTAATAAAATCAAAATAAATGTGTTCTCTAAATTCTTTCCATTCTTCATCCGTACAAATGCCTTTGAGTACACATTGAACACGAAGTGCTTGGTCAAACAAATCAGCAAATTTGTTACGCATACGAGCCACAAATTTAGCAAACTTTAACTCGTCACGAGTAATTTCATTGGTACGACCAAGAGAAAAACCAGAATTTTCTGGATTTAAACGAGAAACTGGAACATTAAGCGCTTTATAAAGTTTTTTCTCAAAATATTTAACATCTTCTAACTCACCTAGGTTTTGACCACCAGGTAATGTGGCAATTTCTGTACCTTTACCACCTTCTCTACGAGGCAACCAAAAATCTTCCATCATTGACAAGAATTTACGGTCATCACGAACTTCGCCTGTGTTTGCATCATAGACAAGTTTGTTCTTATACTTGACCATAATATCTCGCAGATATTGTTCTGCTTTTAACTTTGGTAAGTTACCCACATCAATATAAAAAATACGGCGCTCGGGAGCACGACTGATGCGATATATGACGGTAGCATCTTCAATCATCCTTAATTGGTTTAATGGTTTGATTGCTTTGTGTAGATACGACAATACCACGGCCCGGCGAGAATCCATGAGACCAGAAACAACTGAGATAATGGAATCTGGGGTAATACGCACACCAACAGGGCCAAAACTGCTAGAAGAACCAGTAGTAACCTTATCATTGAAGATATAATATTCATTAATAACATTCATCACCTCTACGCCGGTGCGTTCGTCTTTCTTTTTCTTAATTTCACGAACTTTACGGAGTTTGCGTGGGTCAATATAACGCAATTCTTTAATACCGTTAATTGGATTCTCACGGTCAATGATAATATGGTAATACATTCTACCATCGACATAAAATCTACGAAAAATATCGTGAGCCAGATTATTATAATTTAATATTCTTAAAATTGTACTAAATTCTGTTCTAATGGCTTCTTTAATTTTTTCAGGTTGTTTTAATTCATCTAAAACAATTTTAATGTTTTTGCCATCATCATCTTGACAAATAGCCTCATTAACGATATCATCAATGGCAGCTTCAATTTCAGGTTGCATTGCCATTTCACGATAACGAGAAATAAGTTCTACTTCATTTTTTGCGGTGCCGTCTAGATCAACATATGTTCCATAATAAGCAGCTGATGTTATTGTTAATGCACCATCATCATTAGTTGGAGGCGTGAAAGATTGTTGCACTCCAGCATCTTCTTCCGATTTAGCTCGTGCAATTGTAAAACCAAAAAGTGAAAATTTATTATCTGCCATATTGTTCTATTCCAATTCAAAAAAACATAATGAAAGGAGCCGAAGCTCCTTTCGTATAATAATACAAATTAACTTGTTGTATCCGATGTCCAATATTGATATGCAAATGTCACAGAATATTCTTCAATTGCGTCATTTGAACCCCAATCCAAATCGATTGGTGATAAATCTAATGGGAACATGCCAACAAAGTTATAAGTTTTCAATACATTTCCAGTTTTACCGTATTGTTGAACTTGAGCATCAACACTATAACCAGAAGGACCAGCAGCAGAACTTGCTCTAAGATTACCAGTATGACTATTAATTGAATTCATCCATACTTCAACTGCATTGCGGATTGAAAAATCTTCATCATTAATAATTTGTAATGTCCAGTCGGTAAATGTGCGATTACCAACAAACTTAAGTTCACGACCAAAGTAATACATGGGAACAGTACCTACTGTTGATCCTGGTAGTTGAGCAGCTTTGGCCAAAAAGGTTGTTTTCTGCCCTGCAACTGTACCATTTGCAACAGTTGGTGGAAATGTTAAAGTGACTTGGAATAGATTGGGACGGGCTCCGTCACCAATCATATTTGCTCTAAATTGAGATACATCGAATGCCATTGTTTTCTCCTATATCGTTGTTTTTATTTATTGACCAGTTTGACCAACGACTGTTGTGAAATCAACACCAGTTCTAACAGCAACAAAATTCAATTGAATAAAGTTAACAGAACGAGCAGGCTGAATGTAAATGTCACCAACAAATTGATTAGCACTAACAACTTGTGGAGTATTATTTGTAGAATCACAAACAACACGGAAGCTACTAATTCCACGGCGAGCTTGTATATCACGCAAATAAGGCGTTACCAAAGCAACAAACTGTGCTTGTGTGAATGAATCATTAAATTCAAACAACGAGAACTTAGCTGCTTTTGCAATAGCTTTCTCAAGTACGATAAACAATCTACGAACATTGATACGGTCAAACGCTGAAGGTTGTGATTGTAATGTCTTGTCACCAAACAATACAGTACCTTGACCGGGGAAAGTAACAACAGGATTAACACCTATTGCATATAATTGGTCACGATATGCTTTATTTGGATTCCAAGCAAGTTTAACAACATTCTTTAAATTACCACGATTGTATCCAGCAGGAGACCACCATGGATCACGAACAGAATCGGTGTAAACACAAAGACCTGCTGTATCACCATTCAATGGAACATAACGATATACGTTATTATATTTGTCAAATTGATATTTCCATCCAGAATCAGCAAAAGCATAAGATGTTGATCGAGCTAAAGAATTGTACCAAGTTGTAATATTTGTAGCTTCACTACCTGGCTGATTTACTACAGACGTTGATGGTGGTGATAAGAAAGCCACACAATCTTGACGAGCATTAGCAAGGTTATCAATAACATATTGTTGAACAGTTGTACTAGCGGGGCCAGTTAATACCAACGAAACATCAACATAATCTTTATTAGCAAAATAACTGAAAGCATTTGATGTTACGCCATCGGACGGCATATCATCGGTGCCATTAACTAATGTAATTGTTTGTGGTGTAGCAACAGTATTGAATGAAATACCAGCCATTGGTTGTCCCCAAGCGCCAGCACCAACAGTTGTGGTGCTATAACTAATTGGATCTGTTGCGTAAATATACTTAGAATTATTAAAAATATAATTCTTATAATAATTTGAGTTTCCTAAAGTATCTTTTGTATCGGTAGCTTTTGATAAGAACGGGAATGTTTCTAATACAGTATTTTTTACACCAGTAAACAACCCGCCAGTATCTACAACAACAATGTGTAATTGATCATTAGCTGCACCGGCTGTATTAGCTTGTATAGATGTACCTGGAGCAACAGAGAAATAATTTGTTCCAAATTGAACACCATTAACGTTCCAAGTAGGAAATTGAGCAGCTGCGCCAGCATCTAAAACGGAAACAGTCAAAGAATTTCCTAAAGCTCCAGCATAACGAGCTACAAATGGACCAACAGTATTAGCGTTAGTTCTTGAAGGCAAGAATGTATATGCAAAAAGGTCCTCATTTAAAAATGCCGCTTGATTTAATGTGTTTGCTGAAGAATTCAATGCATTTGCACCAACAGCACGAACCACTTGCAAATTA